TCTGTAGGGGGCATTTTTTATGCTTATTTATAGGCTTTTCTGAAGGTTTTGTTCCGTGGATGTTCCGTGAGATAAAATCTTTATTATTTTTTCATTGTCTGATACTTCCAATTCTTTTATAACGTGGGCATACGTCTGCATGGTTACTGTAGGATTAGCATGACCCAATCTTTTGCTCACAGAAACGACTTGCACCCCTTGTGACAATAAAATACTGGCGTGTGTATGTCTTAAACTATGAAATCTTATTTTCCTCTCGATTTTTGCTTTTTTAAGGGCGTTATCGAGAGTTTTTTTGACTCCATTATTTGTGATGTCGTGGAACACTCTTTCCGTATCTTTCGGAAGTTGGAACAATAGTTCCATTACTTCGTCTGGAATGATAATAGTTCGTTTTGCATTTTTGGTTTTTCCGTCCGTGAAATCTCTAGTGTGCAATGAATCGAATCCTTTTTCGATTTTTACAGTATTGGTTTCTTTATCTAAATTATCCCAGGTCAATCCGAGACATTCTCCGAAGCGCATACCGCTTACCATGGCTAAAAGAATAATATATCGAGATTGATATCTAGGATTGATTCCATCTAATAATGCTGCATATAGTCTTTGATACTCTTCAAAGGATAGGAATTTGCTTTCTTCAGTGAACGCTCTTTCATCATTTCCCTTAATCTTGACGAATTCACACGGATTATACATAAGAACCCTAGTCTGGACCGCATGCTTAATAGCGCCACTTGTGTAGGTGTGATATTTAGCTACAGATTCAGTGGATAGCCTTTCAGCTAATTTATTAATATAAGCTTGATAGCTATCGTGAGTGATATCCTTGAGCATGACGTTAAAATTCTTTCTTACATATCGTATGATCATATCTATGCGCTTGGAAACGCCTAAAGAAACAGTGCCATCTTTATACAGTTTCTTCCAATTTTCCATATAATCTGCAAGAAGCATTCTTTCTTTGGCAAAGTCCTTTCCTTGCAGCATCTCATTTTCGCGGAGGATGGAAGCATCCTTTGCTTCTGCCTTAGTTTTAAAACCGCTCTTGGATACAGCCTTTTGCTTTCCATTCTCGTAATAGTAAACCTTATATGTCCATGTTTTTCCACGTTTGTATATACTTGCCATGATGACATACCTCCTTAGTACATCTCCATAGATTCTTTTACATATAGATCCGTAAGAACCGATGCGAATTCGTCAGCTTCAGATTCGATTTTGCTTGTGTAACGATACTTCATGCTCAAAAGATGTGGTGTACTCGTATTGTAATGTAATACAGCATGTCCTAACTCGTGAGCCATGGTGAATATTTTTTCGTTTTTTGATAGATTTTCATTAATAAAGATAAATTTAATTCTTCTAATCTTAGTATAGTAGCCTTTAACCTCTCCCAGGTCGGCTTCTAATAAGTTTATGTCTAATTCCTTCGCAATCTTATATGGATTGCTAGTTCCGAATTTGCGAACTAAAGATAATACTTTATGTTCAATCCCCAATACTAAAATCTCCTATCCTTTATATTTCTTTGGTGTAAATTTAATCTTAGCTTCCATTCTTGCTATTTTAACAGCTTGTTCTAAAGAAGCGATAATTAATTCTCTTGTTTCTTCAGAGTACTCAGCAGTTTCTTTTGAATACAACCCATTCTCCAGTTGCTCAATCATCTTTTGAAGATCTTTTTGAATGTCTCTTTCTTCTTTAGATACAACTTCTTTATTGATGATGTCTAGAGGGCTAATTTGTAAAATTTGAGCGTATTTTTGAATTTTATCGCTGCCAATATTGTTGATTAAGCCGTTTTCCCATTTTCTAACAGTACTTTTTCCAACACCAACGAAATTTCCTACTTGTTCTAATGTTAAATTTAAAGATAATCTTCTTTCTTTCAAATCAAGCATTATAATCGCCCCTTTCATAATGAAAGAATACCATTAAAGTGTCCTAGAAACAACTAAATTCACTTAAAAAAATAAAAAAGTTTCAAAAAAGACACATTTATGTGTTGACACGATTTTTTTGTTATGGTACTATGAATGTGTCCTAAATGACACAACGAGAAATGAGGTGATGTAAATGAACTATAACTTATTGAAAGCAAAAATTGTAGAGAGGGGATTAAAGGTAGAAGATTTTATTGAAAAAATGGACGAAAACATCAATGGATCATTCACTAAAACAGTGTATCATAGCAGAATGAACGGAGTAGTTTCTTTTCGAAGAGAAGAAATCGTTGCCTGTAAAAACATCCTAAATTTATCAGATTCTGAAATTATGGATATTTTTTTTAAACAATAAGTGTCCTATATGACACATTTTTAATCAGAAAGGAGGAAAGAAAATGAGTATCGAAACATTATCAGATATTACAAAAATCGTTGTAGAAACAGACGAAAAAGATCCTAAAATCATTGCAGTCATCACGGCAGAAGATATTGACAGTGAAGAAGGTTTTAGAGTCAGAATTACACCTAAATACGAATTGAAATAGGAGGTGACACGAATGCACCATTACATGACATTTTATGAAGAAAATGGAATCAAGTACGCAGAGTCTTGGTTACAAATTAATTTTTTAAGTTGGTGTTTTTGCTTTTGGAAAATTAAAAAGGCCATCTCTTAAGAGACGACCCAATAAAACTATTTTTTGACCCATTTGTTTCCAGGTTTTTGAGTAGGTGGGAGACGGTCCCCCTTATCAATATGAACAACACGAGGTCGATTTACAGCGCCGCCTTTAGGGCCAACTTCTTGATATGTGCCTTTTGGCTGGTTATCTGTACCAGGTTTAATTGGTTTAGACATATAAACACCTCCTTTCCCAACACAATTATAAGCTTGAAAGAAGGTTACAACAATATGAAAAAAGATGAAAGGAGTGAATTAAATGTTAAAAAAACTTCGCCAAGAACGTGGTTTAACTCACGAACAATTGGCGAAAAAATTAGGGATCAGTAAATCGTATTACGTGAAAATCGAAAATGATTTTATGAATCCTAGTTACAAAGTGTTGAAGAAGTTAAAAGATTTCTACGGAGAGGATATTAATTTGAATGAACTTTTTAAATAAAAAACGCGTCTTATCCGTTATATAAGACACGCTACGGAAATTGTTCTGCTCAAGTTAATAACGGTAACCAACAACACTTCGCCAGTATCGTCCCTGACACTGTAGTTGAAATAGATTTTGATTCTCGATTTTAGAGACTAGCTTTTTCGCCATTTTCTCAACGGCAGCTAATTTATTGTTCTGTTTGGTCGTATAGCTAATACGACCGAAAAAGCTAACTCCCCCTATTGAACCCTGCTAGCCAGGTGCGGTAGGCAAAAGGTAAACCTACAAATGAATCCAAACTCTACTGAGACACAGTACCTTTCAAAAATTCTGATAATAATGTTGTCATTATCATCATCCTTTCCACCTACTAGGATTTCAAAAGAGGTAGGCAAGGATATTATAACACTTGTTTCATAAATAAGGAATGTTTTTTAAGAAAAAGAAGACGATACGAATGCCAACGCTAAAAAAACGAAAGGAGTTAAAACCATGGAACAATCAACGCTTGATTATTACGAACCAATATTTTTAGAAGTAGTCAAAAGAAATCCAGGTAAGTTCGTTGAAATCATGAAACCATACGTTGAACGGAAAAATAATTCAAGGTGGTTGACAACTGAAGAGTTGTGTGAAGCGATTGGGACGAGTTCCAGTTCGTGGCACAAAAGCGAGATTAGAAACCATCCAGTGGTGGTTGCAGCAAGAAGAACAGATACACGCCCATACAAATATCAAGCGAGCATGATTGATGAAATACAGAGAGTATGGGACGGAAGGAGAAGACGATGAGAACAGAACGAAGATTAAAGAACACAGTGCCATTCAAGAAATTCTTAGCTTGGTATTTGAAATGGTTAGGAATCACATTTGGATGTATCGGAGCATTATTATTAATTGCTTTAATGGTACTGTCGTTCATCGGAAAGGCGGTAGAAAATCACCAAACAAAAGTTGATTTAATTAGAAGTGGGCAATATGTAGAGCCTGATTTTCAGGATTCGTGGAACAAAAAAAGCCAGCGCGGCAACGCTGACTAAATAAAAATATCCTAAGGAGATTATAACACAATGTGCAATAAGTTTGAAACTTTACATGCAAATTACCTTGACCCTCCAGAACCAAAAGTATGGGGATACGATTGGAAAGGTGAAGAAATATACGTAGGTGATGAATATTACGATATGGATGGTGATTACGTCCAAGCGGATAACGTTGAAGATTATTTAAAATCAACCTATTTAACCACTTCACTCAAGATTGCGGGTGAGTAGATGGAAGATGTGTATTTAAACGATGACTTACTGGATTCAAAATTGCAAAACGTTTTATACGCTAACAAAGTAATCGGACAAATCAGAATAAAGAATGATTCATACGAGGTATATCTATATGAACCTCATAGAAGAATGACTAGGGTTAAAACCTACGAGGAGGTTGAAGAGATATTAAAAAGCGTATCGAGATCATTAAAAGAACAGAATCAAAAGTAATTTTGGAAATTGATGCGGACTTCGTAAACCCGCTAATTTTTGAACAATACATGGACTATGGAAAAACAGTGGAGGATGCAGCAGTAGCGATAGTACAAAATATCCCTAACGTGAAATCATTCCACATAGAACACTATGGAACACAGAAAGGAATGTTTTATAAATGAATTTATATGAACTAAGTCTTGCATTTCAAGAAGTGCAAAATATGGATTTAGATCCAGAAGTAATGAAAGACACGTTAGATAGTATCGAAGATGCCATCGAGGGCAAAGCAGAAAACATTGCGAAGCTTATTCGAAATCTCGAATCAGACGTATCAGCATACAAAGAAGAAGAGGACCGTTTGAAAACAAAACGTCAAGCTACAGAGAACAAAGTGAAATGGTTAAAAACGTATTTAGAAGACAACATGAAATTGACTGGAAAAACTAAATTCAAATCAGGAATGTTCAACTTCTCGATTCAAAAGAATCCAGCTAGTGTGAACATCACTGACGAAAAGATTATCCCAGTAGAGTTTCTAATCCAACAACCACCTAAAGTAGATAAGACTTCAATAAAAGAAATCTTGAAGAGAGGAATTGAAGTTCCAGGGGCTGAATTAAAACAAACGGAAGGATTGAGGATTCGATAATATGAGAATTCTAGCAATTGACCCTGGAAGCGCAAAAATTGCAAGTAGTACGAACGGTATCGTGTTACTTGATAATGCAAGACTAGTAAATCATTGGGTCGTTCCTTCTGCAAGAGTCCAGGATATTCGGAATTGGTTCGAAGAGGTCGGTCGCTTCTTAGATGTGGATGTAGTCGTTATTGAAAAATTTGAAGCTAGAGACAATGACAAATCAAAGGATAATTCAGTTCTTGAAAACGTCGCTTTGTTCAGAGTTCTTTTTCCAGACGCTATCTTACAACGCAACGCAGGTTATCAAACGGATATTCCGAATGAATTATTGAAGCGACTTGGATTGTGGAAGTTTGAAAAGAGTCATCACCAGGATGTACGTGCAGCAGCAAGGCTCGGACTGTTTTGGGCGATGAGAAATGATATCAAAGAAGTTATCGATGATATTGGCAAGGCGGTAGTTTTGTGAAAGAGGAGGATTTAACATGATACCGAAGTATAGAGCATGGGACAGCATGCGAAAAGAAATGAATTATAAAGTCATGGTAGGAAATTGTGATGAAAATGACGAAAACTGGACTTGTCCTATTATTTGGATTGAAGAAGCAAAAGATTGGTTACACTTTGATGATTATAAACGCATCATGTTATCGACATGTCTTCTTGATAAGAACGGACAAGAAATTTTTGAGGGGGATGTAGTTGATTACAAAGGCAGAAAAGCAGTTATCAAATGGCACGGTTCTTATGCAAGTTTTATTTACAGATTCATTGATGAATCGCAAACAGGGAAACCAAAATGGAATCCTCTTTATTTAGCTTACATGAGATGTGAAATCATCGGCAATATCTACGAAAACCCAGAGCTTTTGGAGGTATAAAGTTTGACAAATTTAATTTTAAGAAAATGGCAAAAGGAGGCACTATCCCGAAGTTCAAGATTAACCAATGGAATTTTTCTTGAAGCTTTGGGAGGTTAAGGCAGAGGTAAAACTATCTGTGCTTTAGCAATCGCAAAGCAGAAAAATGCTAAAAAAATCATCATCACAAACAACCGTCTTTCGATTCTTAAAGGATGGAAGGAAGCAATCAAAAAGATGAATTTTGATTCGGATGTTGAGTTTATTATCTCAACTGACCGAAGTATTCAAAACATGCTTAAAAAAGGCTCAAAATTCAACTGTGACGTGTTGATTATTGATGAGTGGCAGAATATGTCATCGGAGAAGCAAGTGGCCTTATATCGTCGCATAAAGCGAAAATACACGATAGGTCTTTCAGCTACTCCGATTCGAAAGAAAGGGCAAAATTTCTACCCACTCGAAAAAACAATTTTTGGGTTTGCAAATCCAAATAATAAATTTGATTGGCAAAAGGTTCACGGAAGAATGGTGTATGATCCATTCACTTATTCGAAAGAGAAATGGGAGGATTTTAGAGATTATGAACGCTACGTAAATAATCTTCCAAACTTCTTCAGATGGGAAGAGATTGAAGAAATCGAAAACGCTGTTGAGAACAACGGCTACGAAATTAAGTTCTATCCAGTAACTGTCGAATCTGGAAATCCGGAAATGTTAAACAAGTTTAGAAAATTAAATCTTGTGACGGTAAAAGGTGAAACAGCTATGGCAAAACAATCTTTTGGGCGAAACACGTTTGAAAGATATCTCAATCAAGCAGGAGTAGAAGTCGATTTCCCAAAAATCAAACCAGTAAACGCTGATACTCCACTAATGCTAAAGCTCGATGGATTAATCAAAAGAGCACCACACGATATGCTGATTGTCAGCAAATCGAAACAGATTGTAAATGTCATCAAAGAACGACATCCTAACATCGGAATCTGGACTGGGGATGTTCAAGAAGGACTTGATAGAAAAGTAGTAGTTGCTACAAACCAAGTTCTTGGAGTCGGCGTTGATGGATTGCAGCATAAATACCAAACAATCGTTGTTCTAGATCCGGTTGAAGAAGGTTCTGGAGAATATGACGATTACCGCCAATTGTTATGGCGGATAACAGGAAGTAGACAACAACACGATGTAAACGTGATTGAATTTTATTATAAAGGAGAATGAAATTGTTTAAATTACCAGAAAATAAACCACAAGTGCCAAAGGACACGCCTCGCAACTATTTTATCTATGGTGAAACCATGAGTGGTAAATCTTATCTAGCAAACGAGTTTCCTAATCCAATTGTTTTAAACACGGATGGGAACGCAGAAGCGAATAGTGTACCAAGTATCCAACTATTGAATGATAAAGACAAATCAGGGCGAATCACTAATTCAGTGATTAAGCAGCTAGGAGAAATCCTATTAGCTCTACAAACACAAGAACATTCATACGAGACAGTCGTAATCGATGTTATCGATGACGTTATCGAGATGATTAAAATCGCTGTGTGTGATGAACTAACTCCACCAGGGAAACCTCGGTTGAAATCATTATCTGAAATCCCATACGGAAAAGGCTACGACTTCTTTAACCAGGCGATTACGGAATTGGTTATTGACTTAAAAGCATTGCCGATGAATGTTATCTATATTAGTCGTCAAATCTCTGAATATGATGATAACGGGAATGCGACCAAGGACAAACCAAGCTTGAAAGATAAGTACGTGAACCTTATCAACGGAAATTCGGATTTGATGATCCATACAGAAAAGATTGGGAATAACTACATCCGTGAAGTTGAAAGAAAACGTAAGACTTATCACGCAGACCAAGTGGATGACAAACCAATTTTGAAAATCTTAACAACTATTATGGGTGCCGTTGAACCACCTCGTAAACAACAAGCAACAGCAAAACAAACTGCTAAACCAACAAAACAAGAAACAGTTGAAGTTTCTAATAACGAAGATGAATTATTTTAAAACTAAAGGAGAAATGAAAAATGAGTTTATTAAGTATTGCAAAGAAAATTAAAGAAGATGGATTTGACCCTCGCAAAGATAGTGTAAATGGACCTGCAGCATTACCAGCCGGTGACTACACAGTCGTTTTAAAACGAGCACAATTTAACATTGCACCGAGCGGATGGGAAAGTTTAGGATTCACGTTTGAAGTACGTGAAGGAGAATTTAACGGACGTACTGAATATGTATCTTTTGGAACATTATCTGAATGGAATGGCAAAGACCTTTCTTGGTCAGTAGAACGAACAATCAAATTCTTTACAAAGGCAATTGAATTAGCTGGAGACAAAGTTATGAAGAACGACTTTGAAGACGGAAGAGCATTAGCCGATGCATTAGAACGTAAAGCAGTTGGTTCTTACTTCACGTTAAAAATTCTAGAAACAAAAGGAAAAGAAGACAAAGTTTATCGCAACTATGACATTGAAGAAAATGCTGAAAATGCGATGAATACAATCGATGTGGATGATTCGGATTTGCCATTCTAAAATAAGGTGATCTCATGCACTCGATGAAAGAATATGCGCTGCTATATCAGCAGAAAGGGTTCTCGGTCATCCCGATTAGTCCTACAACTAAAAGACCATTAATTGAATTTGCGGATAAACCACCTCTTGATGCTGATGGAATTAACGAAGTTTGGAATCAATATCCGAATGCGAACATCGCGCTAAGAACTACAAATTTCTTCGTGATTGACATTGACAAGCACGGACAAACCAGTGGATTTGATTCATTGAAGAAATGGGAACATTTAAACCTAATCGAACCCACGCTTCAAGCAAAAACGGCATCAGGAGGCAAGCACCTATTCTATTTCAAGCGTGATGATATCCACATCAGTCAAATGATTGGATTCCTTCCAGGAGTGGATATCAAAGCGCATGAGAACAATTATGTGCTGGTTGCTCCTTCCGCTACTGACAAAGGGCAATATGAGTGGGACATGGAAAAATCTCCCGAAAAAGGAACAATGATTACTCCCTCCAGGGCCTTAATTGAAGCAATCATTAAACAATACAAAAACACCAACGGACGTGAATTTGATTACAGTGACGGTTTAAGGTCGTGGGTTAGTAAAAGCAGAACATCTGGAAAGACTAAAACGACAGAACTATTTGAAATCATTGCTAATGGATTAGGCGATGAAGGGAATCGTAATGATAAGCTTGCTAAATTTGTGGGCGGATTATTATGGCGAGGAGTGGACGAGATGGATGTGTTGTCTTTGGCTAAGATAGCCAATGGCAATACTCCGAATCCACTATCGATGCAAGAATTAGAAAGAACAGTAGTAAGTATGATTAACAAAGATAGGAGGTGATTGTGATTGGCGAAGTAGTGAGTTTTTATAAGGATTATGAACCGATAAAAAATAGCAATGGAACTTTAAAAACGAACAGTCCAGTAAATGTATTAAACGCATTTCGAGCTGATGATCAGCTAAATCTCTATCTGAAGCATAACGAATTCTCTCAAGAGCATGAATTAACAAGAGACATCCAACTTGGAAACACGCTCCTTAAAAAAGGAGAGCTGCCTTCGAATTTTGAATCGGTAGTCAAAGTGTATTTTGAGAATGTCACTGGTGCAGCATTTACATCTCAAGCGATGATAGATGGCATGGAAACCTTCTTATCTGAACGGTCCTACAACCCGGTAAAAGAGTATATGGAAGAAGCTGAGAAAGGCTGGGATGGGCAAAAACGAATTGGACGAATGCTGCAAGTCTATCTCGGTGCGAATCAAGACCTGTTGGTGTCTAAAATCGCTGAAATGTGGATGGTAGGCGCTGTTGCTAAAGTATATGAACCTTACGTCAAATTTGACTACGTTCTGGACTTGGTAGGTGGGCAGGGTGTTGGTAAGACCTCGTTCTTACAAAAGCTAGGTGGGCATTGGTACACGGATGCGGTAACTGACTTTGCAAACAAAGACAATTACGACATCATGCTAAAACATTTGATAGTGAATGATGACGAAATGGTCGCTAGTGATCGCATGAGTTTTGCAGAAACGAAATCATTCATCTCAAAAACAAGCTTACGATTCAGAAAACCGTACATGCGCAGAACGCAGGAATTTGCAAAGAATTTCGTTCTAGCACGAACAAGCAATCACGTTGAATACCTCAAGGATAAGACAGGTGAACGCAGGTTCTTACCTGTACTAGCAAGTAATGACAAACAGAAAAAACATCCTATGAAGATAACGGATGAAGTCGTGAAACAAATTTGGGGTGAAGCCGTCACCCTTTATAAAAGCGGCGTGGATTTGATGTTTGATGAAGAAACAGAAGCGGAATTAGTTGAATATCGTGAGCAATTCATGTTCAGAGACGAGATTGAACTTCAGATTCTTCAATACTTGGAAATGCCCGTTCCTAAGGATTGGGAAAGTAGAACAACAACTGATCAGTATCTTTATACAACAAAATATTTTGCAAACAGCCCTGACTGGCATTCAGGCGGACAGACGATGAATCGAGTGGCTACTCGAGAGATTATGTTTAATTTGTTCCATAAAGAATCGAACGACCAGAAACTGTCTCGGAAGATTAGTTTTATTATGGATAATTTACTCGATTGGAAAAAACAATCGTACAAAGTTAACGGAAAAACAACAAGAGGTTATAAAAGAATTTTACCTTAAAAAAAGGTTACACGTATGGTGTAACCTTTGGGTAAAATCGGTGTCTACGTGTAACCTTTTACCACATGTAGTTACACGTAGGTTACACGTTTTTTTCGCTACGTGTAACCCTTAAAAACGTTGATTTAACAATGTTTATAGATACTTTTTATATAAAAAGTTACATGTTTACATGTTTTTTTTAGAAAAAGTATATTGTAAGTATAAAAGCCTATTAAATCAACATTCTTATGTTTTTATTTTAATGTTTTTGAAAAATACGTGTAACCATGTAACCTTGGGTAATTTTTAAGAAAAAATAGTAAAGGAGCGATGCTCATGAAGAAGATAAAAATGTATGTCATTAGAGATGCTAAATATCCACAATGGTACTTCCAACATATCAATGACTACTCGAGTATGATGGGTTATCTTGCGAAGAATCATCCACGATATACGCATAAATTTACAACTGACATAAAAAAAGCGATGCATTTTAAAACGCCAAATGAAGTTTTAGAGTTTATCAAAGAACATTCTATCGAAGGGACTATCGTTAAAGACCCGTACCAAGAACGAATTAGCAAGACGGCTTTTAAATACATGGGTGAGAATTACGGTGAAGCTATTACTTACATCCATGGAATGATTGAAGATTCAAGCGAAAAGATGTTAGCTGCTTCCAAAGCGTTAAAAGTGAATGCGAACACGTTGATTAAATTTATGAAAGACCCGTATTCAGTTGCAGCTCATATTCGAGATCGTATTGTAGAGAATTTAGTGAATCTAGAAAAGGCGGTGAAGGCAATTGGCTAATAAAGATGAATTTGAAAAATTAAAAGATGATGTTCACTACTTGATTGTGGCTCATTGCAAGTACAAAGACATGTCGATGTATGACCGAGCGCTGAAGCAATTCCAGAAAGATATCAATTATGGGAAACTCGAAGAAATGAGCTATGATGAACGATTCGCTTTCTTACTTGGATTTGAAGCATCGTTGAAGGCGGTAGAAAACGCGATTAAATTAAGCGAGCAATTGAAGGAAAATCCAAGCATGATTGAATGGCCAGAGAGGTTATGCCCTGATGATTACAGATACTAAGGAGGATAACGATGGAAGATAAAAAACAAGACGTAAATTCGTTGGAAGAGTTAGTAAAAACAGCAGATTCTTTCAGAGCGTTCTTTTCTAATTTAGCTAATGAATTAGCAAAAATATTACCTGATATTGAAATTCCTGAGGAGAAGGAAGATTCATGGGAAATGAAATGCCCGTATAAGTATGGGGATAACCACTATTGTATCCAATCGAGTGGAGACGTTTTTTCAGATTCTTGGAGGGACATAGAGGCTGATTATAGTTTTTTTAGTCAAGGTAACATCTTCAAAACAAAACAAGCAGCAGAACTAGAATCAAAACGCAGAAAACTGCTTACACGATTCAAAGCATTCAGAGATGAGTGTAATAACGGGTGGGAGCCTGATTGGAAGGATTTCGAAATGAAATGGGACATTAATTATAAACAAGGAGAAGGGCTTAGAGAGTTATGTTCTAATAATGTAAATTCATTTTCGACTTTTGGATACTTCAAAAATAAAAAAGATGCCGAACGTGCTATTGAATTGTTTGGTGATGAAATCAAAGAACTGTTTGTGGATTGTGAGGGTAGGTAAATGAAAATCTTAACCAAAATCATTTGTAGTTTGATTGTAGTATCACTTTTGGAATTGATAAGCAAAGAAAGTAAACTTGCAGCGTTCATAATTTGTTTAATTATGGTTATCGTAATATTAATTCTAGGCATCTTAGAGTTGTTAGGAGTTATAACGGTTTAAAGGGGTTATTAAATGATTAAACCAAGAATATTAGATAAAAATCTATTAATTATGAGAAAACAGATTGGAGCAGCGACTCATCAATTTAACGGTGAAAAAATTGAAATTAGTAGAAGTCTAGACGGTATGAGCATCATTGTTGGATATAAAGGTAAATCTATAATTTGGAATATAAAAGACATGGTCGAAGAGTCGATAGAGTTAATTGACGGTGTACCTTTAGAGGAGGAATAACGATGTGTTTTGTAATGACAGTATTTAGCATGGTTTTAATAGTGCTTATATCTTTAATCCTGTTTTTCTTACTCTTCGGTTTTGCTCCTATCATCGCCTATATCGTTAATTGGATTGGGGATGTTATTACTGAAGCAGTCGAATGGATTGAAGATATTTTTAGGAATTAGAAAAGGAGAATGTAAAAATGGAATTAATTGTATTTTTAAAAAATGGTAACACTCTTAAATTTGAAAATGTATCAAACGTAAGATTTAGCACGAACTTCTTTACAGTGCTGTGTTTTGACTATGTAAGTGCATCGAATCATAAAAAGAAAAGTGCTACATTCGATTTTGTGCACTTAGCAGGCATATCATTCGAGGAGGGCTTGACGGATGTTGACAGTTTATTCAAAGCCTAGATGTATGCAGTGCGAAATGACGAAGATGTGGTTGAATCAAAACAAGATTGAATTCGAAACGGTAGACATCGAAGCGAACCCAGGAGCGTTTGAATTACTCAAGCACTACGGATATAGCTCACTTCCTGTAGTAGTGATTGACGATGAATTTGATAATCCAGATAAAGCTTGGGCAGGGTTCCAAATCGATAATTTAGAAGCTCTATTGTGAGGTGAATAATGGACAGTAGAGGTTATTACGGAATATGTGCTGGAATCATTGAAAGAGCCGTTGATGACTACAAAACAGCTTTAAGATACTTGCTTTCCAAAGGAATTGTAAAATCTGATTGGAATCTAAAAGAGAAGCATTTTAGAAATAGGCACCATAGAGAAGCGTGGAATGTAAAAACGGATTGTGAACGGTTCTTTCTTAGTCAGTATTTTGATTATTTATCGAATACAGAAGAATTCGGGGCAATCTTAATGAAACGGATTAGAGAGGATGTGAAAAATGGGAATTAAACATCAATTGAAGCAAATTCGCTTAATCGATTTGGAAATAAAAACAAAAATAGAAGAGCTAGATCGTTTAAATAATTCTTTCTTAAAATCTCCTTCTCTAAAAGAAGTGAATGTGCAAGAGTCGAAAGTAGGCCTTAAAGACGATGCTTACGTCAAATTGATTAGTTTGAGTGAGTACATTGACCAAAGAGTTGATAGCTTAATCGATTTGAAATATCAACTGATTAAAGCAATTGAACAATTGGACGATTCTAAAGAACGAACCATCATTTGGATGAAATACATCTCTTCTAAGAATTGGGATGAAATTGCTGAAGAATTACAAATCTCTAAAACTACACTATTCATTCTTCATGATGAAGCGGTTAAAAAAATCGAAAGATGTACTAAAAAAGATGACTCTGTACCGAACAGTACTAATGAATCTATGATATAGTTATGATGTGAAAAGATGTGGAAAGAGATATTCTTTTCTCGTGGTTTAGAATCCTTTATTTTTTTCCTCTCAAGTCCTACAGCTTGAGGGGTTTTTGTATGCAATGAAATGAGGTGATGGAAAATGGGATGACCGAAAAACAACAGAAATTTGCCGATGAGTACATCATCAGTTTGAATGCTACTCAGGCTTATAAAAAGGCTTATCCGAATATTAAGAACGATGATGTCGCAAGAGCGAATGGAAGTCGATTGCTTGCAAAAGCTAACATAAAAGCCTATATAGATGAACAGCTAGAAAAACTAAAGTCCGAACGTGTCGCAGACCAGCAAGAAGTGCTTGAGTTTTTAACGGCAGTCATGCGTGGTGAAATCACAGAGCCTTTATTGGTTCTTGACGGTGACGGATATCAAAAAGTCATGGATGCTAAACCGAATGTGTCCACGAGAAAGAGTGCAGCGGTTGACCTTGGCAAGCGTTACGGTTTGTTCGTGGATAGGCAAGAAATCACTCAAAAGAATATCGACATCAAAGTAGGGGATTGGGATGACGACGAAGACTAATCCGAAAATCAACATCATCATCGATCGTCCTAATCGTGTTTTTAATAAGCATATCTACGAACATCTATTTGACTACGACACCTTCACAGAGGTGCATTACGGAGGGGCTTCGTCTGGCAAAAGTCATGGAGTGTTTCAAAAGATAATTCTTAAAGCGCTCAAATCATGGAACAAACCACGAAAAATATTAGTGTTGCGTAAGGTTGCTTCTACGGTACGCGACTCAGTGTTTGCGGATGTGCAAGCAACATTATCTTATTTTGGAATACTTAATTTGTGCAAGGTTAACATGAGTGCCTTTCGTATTGAATTACCGAACGGTGCCGAGTTGATTTTCAAAGGGATGGATAACCCAGAGAAAATTAAGTCCATCAAAGGCATTTCCGACGTGGTAATGGAAGAAGCGTCTGAGTTTACCCTTGATGATTACACACAGCTAACGTTGCGTTTAAGGGATAAAGTGCATAAACAAAAACAAATCTATTTGATGTTTAACCCAGTATCCAAAGCAAACTGGGTATATAATGCTTTTTTCGTGAAGAGTCCTAAGAATACAGTGGTTTATCAAACGACGTATAAAGATAATCGTTTCTTGGACGACTTAACTAAAGAGAATATCGAGGAACTAGCCAACAGAAACGAAGCGTACTACAAGATTTACGCTTTAGGTGAGTTTGCGACACTTGATAAATTGGTATTCCCTAAGTATGAAAAACGATTGCTTAACAAAGACGAGTTGGCGCACTTGCCAGCTTTTTTTGGTCTTGACTACGGTTTTATCAATGACCCATCAGCCTTGCTTCATGTAAGGATAGACGATGCTAACAAGCGCTTATACGCTGTTGAGGAGTTTGTAAAAAAAGGATTGACGAATGACAAGATTGCTGAAAGTATCAAGGCTCTCGGGTATGCCAAAGAGCAGATACGAGCAGATAGTGCTGAAAAGAAATCGAATCAGGAATTGCGAAATCTTGGAATTCCTAGGGTTGTTGATGTGCAGAAAGGTCCTGGGTCAGTCATGCAAGGTATTCAGTATCTCTTACAGTACGATTGGATCGTTGATGAAAGATGTGTGAAGCTGATTGAAGAACTTGAAAATTACACTTGGAAGAAAGACAGAAAGACAAATGAGTACATCAATGAGCCAGTAGATAGCTATAACCACTGCATCGATGCGATTAGATACGCTTTGCAAGACAGAATATATAAATCAAACATCAAACTATTTAAAGGAGGTTTTTAAAAATTGGCAAAAGTTTTTGTTAACAAAAGAAAGGTTATAACAACAACAAGTGATGTAATAACTGAGGAAGTCGTAACCGAGGCAGTTAGGTTACACATGAGTAAGTTAGTTAAAAACTACATTGAGAGCGAGGATATGTATCTCTCTCAGCACGAAGTTTTGAAAATGGCAAAAAAAGATAGCTGGAAACCCGACAATAGATTGGTGTTTAATTACGCTAAGTACATTGTCGATACGTTTACAGGCTATCAAATTGGTGTTCCAGTTAAAATCAAACATGAGGACGAGAACGTGAACGAGTTTGTCTCAAGTTTCCGTAAAATCAATGACATGGAAGACTCAGAGTTTGAATTGGCTAAGATGTCAAGCGTGTTCGGACATGCTTTTATTTATGTGTATCAAGATGAATATAAACGAACTAGAGCGACATACAATAGTCCGATTAATATGTTTATCGTCCATGATAACAGCATTGAGGAACGCCCGTTATTTGCGGTTAGATACACGTTTAATGAGAATAATCAAACAGGAGTCGGACAGGTTATCACAAACGACGAATTGATTGATGCTACATTTACAACTGGTGGGGCGGTAAGGTTCGGTGAACGCACTCAACACATTTACAACTCAATCCCAGTAGTTGAATTGATTGAAAATGAAGAGCGACAATGCATTTTCGAGAGTGTGAAAACATTGATTAATGCTTTAAATAAAGCAGCAAGCGAAAAAGCGAACGATGTAGACTACTTTGCGGACGCTTATTTGAAAGTTCTAGGAGTAGAGCTACAGGAAGAAGACGCTAGTCAGATTAGAGAGAATAGAATTTTCAATCTATGGAAGAATGGCGACGGTGCTTTGCCAGAAGTTGCTTTCCTTGAGAAACCAAGTTCAGATACAACGCAAGAGAATTTGATTAGTTTATTGAAAGAGTCTATTTTCGCTATCTCAATGGTAGCCAATATGTCTGAGTCTGAGTTCGGTAACTCGTCTGGTACGGCTTTAGCTTTCAAATTACAGGCTATGGATAATCTTGCTCGAATGAAAGACAGAAAAATACAATCCGCATTTAACCGTTTATATAGAATCGTGTTTAGCGTTCCTTTGACGACCGTATACGAGGACGCATGGACAGGATTGACTTATACGTTTACTAGAAATGTACCTAGAAATATTCTAGAAGAAGCGCAAATCGTTGGACAATTATCTGGTCAAGTATCAGAGGAAACGAAGTTGTCTGTTTTATCTATTGTAGACGACCCACAAAAAGAGATTGAAAGAATGGAACGTGAAGAGGAGGCAGTAAGCGACCTTGAAACTCGTTTGGAAAAACAAAAAATCTACTCAGACGCTGAAATAGATGAAAGTCAGAAAGTTATAGCAGATGTTGGACAGTAAGTATTGGGAAGATAGGTATCGTGCTGAAGAAAAAGCTAGAGAGCTAGCAGATAAGAGAGTAGCTTATCAATTGCAGGGTGTCTATCAACAACACGCCAACAACATTCAAAAGGAAATCGATAGTTTTTGGCAAAGGTATGCTGATAGCGAAGGGATTACAAAATTACAAGCTAAGCAAAGAGCGGACAAGCTCGACATGGTAAATGTTGAGTTTAAAGCTAAGCAATTAGTCGAGCGCGCTAATCGTTTGAGGGAACGTGGTCAGAAAGTAACTAGCAAGGATTTCACGAGAGCAGAAAACGACTTGATGCGATTGTATAACTTGAAGATGAAAACAAGTCGTTTAGAAGTGCTTCAAGCGAATATCAAGCTTCATCAGTATGATTTAACTTTGAGTGAGTTTGAAATCATTGATAAGCACTTGATTGAATCAATCAGACGTGAAAATCTGTTTAGCGCTGGTGTTTTGAACATGACACTCGGAAGTTTTGAATCTTCAAAAATATCTGCTGACTCTATCGTGTATGCCAATTTCAACAATGCAACGTGGTCGTCTAGAGTTTGGGAAAGACAGAACGAATTAAGAAACATTGTTAAAAAAGGAGTTGCTGATACTGTTTTAAGAGGTAAAGGCACAAACGTTCTGATTAACAGTCTAAAAAAAGAGTTTGATGTTTCCTATGGATACGCTAGACGGTTAGCAGTGACAGAATCAGCGAGGGTATATTCAGAGGCTCAGAAAGCAAACTATGATGCTAATGGTGTTGAATGGTTTGAAGTCATGACCGAATTAAAAGCGTGTCCGATTTGCCAACCGTTCAACGGGAAAATCTTCAAAGTGTCAGAGATGGTTCCAGCATTGAACGCACCACCATTTCATCCTAACTGTAGATGCACGACGGTTCCGCATTTTAGGAAAGATTCAAAGCGATTAGGTAGAGATGAAGAGTTTTTACATGCTGAAATGGACTTAATGGCTAAGCAACGCGCTTTCGTAGTAGGAAATGATGTCAGAGTTAAAACAAAGAAATTGAATAGAACGGTTCTTGATTTTTGGGTGCAAGATAACACCAAGAAAATGAGAGATACTGTTTTCAATGTCCAATCAAGCCTTATGGAATTAAATGATTTTTCAATCCCAACAGTTGTTTTTCTGAAAAAATCAAGGCTTCCTGGTTTTGCTGGGTATGATTACAAACAGGATATTCTATTTGTGAGTGATGCTCTTCATTCGGAAATAGAATTTGCTAAAGTTCTATCTGATAATTATTTTGCTGCTCAAAACATTAAAGATACCATGGTTCATGAACTAACGCATAAAAAACATTGGGATTCTGCTAAAGCATTTTACAAAGCCAACAAAGAGCGGTATAATAGTGTCGAACAAGCAATGTCTGAATTGAACTCAAATTTATTTACTTATGTAAAACAACAACAAGCTATAGATCGCAGTTACTTGAAAAATATTAGCTTGAATGCGTACAACGCCTTTATGTATCACAACAATATCAATGAACTTGTTGCAGAAGTTGGGGTTATTGGAGACGATGTAATTGATAAGATATTACTAGAAAAGGTAAAGGAGGTATTGAGATGGAAGTAATGGCTGTTCCAAACAAAGAATTGTTAATTTTTTATAATCAAATTGACGAGTGGGTTGACCTAGTTTATCCAGATCAAGATAAGCCTCTTGTATCTTTTAAACAAGGTACTCCTAAGTCTATTTTGGATTTGTTCGATACTATTAAATCTAAAATTGGTTTTGATTACGCAGTATAGTATAAAACATTAAGCACCTAGAGAAATCTAAGTGCTTTTTTTGTGCTCAGAAATGAGCGAGAAATGAAATATCGTAAAATAATCTAACCGTATGGAATCCCGTACGGTTTTTTATTGTCCAAGCATTGAAGACTTTAAAAGCTATGGAAAATACAGTCGGGGACGACTTTAAAAATAGGAGGTTCGAAATGAACGAAGAAACACAAACAGTCGAAACGGTTGAAGAACAAAAGGTACCTGCAGAACCTGCACCACAACCACAAGACGAAAAGAAGTACACGGACGCAGATGTCAATGCTATCATCGATAAGAAATTTGCTAAGTGGAAATCAGAGCAGGAAGCTAAGGAGAACGAAGCAAAAAAACTACGTGAGATGAACGAAAATCAGAAAGCTGAGTATGAGCGTAAGAAACAAGCTGATTACATTGCTGAACTGGAAGCTAAAATCAACCGTAGCGGACTAGAGCGAGAAGCCTCAAAAATGCTATCTGAGGGCGGTATCGTGGCAGACGAGAAAATCCTAGGCATTGTCGTTAAAGATACAGCAGAAAGAACGCAAGAGGCTGTAGAGAGCTTTGTAGCTTTAGTGAATGAACTAGCTGACAAGAAAGTCGGCGAAAAATTAAAAGGTAAAACGCCTAAGAAGATGGAAGACACTACCGCAGGCGAAATTACCAAAGAACAATTCAACAGAATGGGGTATCAAAGCAGAAACGAATTACTGCAAAATAACCCAGAATTATATCGTAAATTGAAAGGATGATAAATAAATGACACAAACTAAAATTGCAC